CCTAGTCCGGATAGCGTTAATCCTTATGTCACTCAAACACCAACACAAATACTTGAACGAGAGTTCGAAGCTGCAGGTTTCACTCTCACCGCCACTACTGCGGAAACATTTAATGTTATTCCGCCTCCATTTTTCCAAGAACCTTCATTTGTGGCTGCTGTGGCTACATTTCGTTATATTAAATGGAAGAGTATGAGATGGCGAGTTCAAGGCCTGTGTTCACCATTTGTTTATGGTTGGTATGGTTTGACTTGTTTACCTAACAACTTACCTACCCGAACACAACTTCTCTCTACTGATTATGGATATTTATCCCACTGTGACTCTCTCATAGTGGATATGTCCTCCGCTCAAGAAAATATTGTTACCACTCCGTGGTTATACAATACTGAATGGCTCGATCTGGATCGACTCAATTATCAAACTGTAGGCCCCCATGCCTGGCAAAACATCCTGAATTTGAATGCGCTTAAAGTTATGTATACGTTTCAAAATATGCATTCACTTAGCTCTACAATTCCTGCTGTTTACCAGGGTATTATATTCTGCAAGCTTGAAGGAGTCGAAGTTGCTGGTCCCCGGCAATATAGATTAATTCCTGCCCCATCCTTGGCAGCGAAAAATATTAAGGAAAAAGAAAAGAAGAAGGTGCAGTATCAATCTGCTCTTCTAGGCGCTGCAGCTACTGCTGCTGGTACATACGCCTACAACCGAGTTGGCCCTACCATCGAAAAACAGGCCTCTAAGTTGTTCGATAAAGGTCTTGATGGTGCTGCAAGCACCGTCACTGATTGGATTTCGTCATTTATGACGGAAGATGAACCTGAACCTGATTCTCCCCTCGTCCAAGAGTCTGAATCAGAGTCTTCCAACGTTATTCCTAACGTTTATGGAAGTATGAACATATCTAAGTCTTCTAATATAATGGGACAAGGAACGGCTACTATAGCTAAAGGAAAGGCTCGTAAGCACTCCATATTGAGGGAGTTACAAAAACCCTCACTTGTATATGGACTCGTTCTGACTGGTACTACTACTTTTGAAACGTTGACGCTTCCCACTTTAGCTCTTCCTATGCCATCCATTGCCACTAATGCGGCACTTCAATCTATGTGTTCTCGACTACGGTTCTTTTCTACAATGCATCGTTGGTGGAGAGGAAGTGTCAATTATCATTTTGTGTTGATATCGTCTCCTCTTGTTACATGGAAATTGAAATTTACACTTGTCTATGGTGAATTGACTATTGTTACTTCCCCCACTATTGGTGATATTATAGGAGATGTGGTCACTGTTAAAGGAACTACTGTACATGACATCACTATTCCTTATCTTGCGACTAATCCGTGGATTCCCACGTACAACGCTCGCGCAGAGACCACTGATCCCACTAATCAACCTGGTGAAGTCTTTCCTACATTGTTCATACAAAAACTTGCTCCTCCCATCTCTTCTGGAGATGTTGCCCCGGTTTTACATATCCTTGTATTTGAATCTGCTGGTGATGATTTTAGGTTTGCTTCCCCTCAGGAAGCTCGACCTTT